AATCCAATTTACTACAAAGCGTACTTACTTGCTTATGGCTTGGGGTTGCGAAACTCTGAGATGAGGCGAGCGAAGTGGAGTGACCTATATGAAGACCTAGAGGGGAACAAGTGCATACGCATTTGGAGACCTAAAAGTATTGCTGGAGCAAAGGATACTGATTTTCAAGACAGGCCCTGCGATCCTACCTTTTGGGACAAGGTCATGGAGATGCGTGATTTTAATGACAAGATATTGGAGTGCAGTGAGGTTCACATTCGTGAACGCTTTGCACAATTCTTGAAGGAGGAGTGTGGCATTAAGGAAAAGCGTGCTGTACACCTACTCAGAAAGTATTGCGGACACAGACTGATGCGAAGCAACGGTATTTATCCGGCAAGCAAAGCGCTTGGACACAGCGATACTAAAATTACAGACCAGATTTATAGTGGGTTACCTACATTGTCTGCGAGTAAAATTGCATAAGTAAAAAACTACAAAATTTAAACAATGCAAAAAAACAACAAGGCAAACTACAATCCGTTACATTCTACTATATTTTTCAATGGCATAGAAATAAGAGCTATGGAAAACGGGGCAGTCGAAATATTTGCTGACCGCCCATGTGTTGTAAAGATTGAAGACTTGGAAGAAGTACTTACTTCTTTTTTGAAAACTCAAACTTCAACGGAAGTTCAAAACAATAATCATTATCTCGAATCGTCTTACAAGCTGCACGAAGAACCATGTCGTAAAGCTGGGCTTGGAGGAGACCTGTATCCTCACTAACTGTTTTAATCGTTTTACGTACATCTGAGTGTAAGCGTAGGGATAAGGGTTTGGTTAGATTTTCACGTGTTTTGCTCATGCACTTCTAAAAGCATGACAAAATACAATAAGCAACAACAAAATACAAAAACAATAAAATATATAATATTATGGCATTCTTACCTAGTAATATAAAAGCACCTTCAGAAGGTGGTGGTGGCGCTGGAAACTATATGAGGTTTCAGCAAGGGGATAATAAGTTCCGAATAATCGGAAGTAGTGACGATAAGCCTACTCCTGGCTTTATATGTGGAACGTTAGGCTGGGCAGTTGTGGATGGCAAGAAGCGTCCGATCCGTTGGGCAGAAGGTGCAGAAGCACCACAGGCATTTGAGGACAAGCCACGCAGTTTTTATGCTTTTGTGGTTTACAATTATGCAGAGAGTAAAGTGCAGATATTGGAGATGACGCAGACAAAACTACAATCAGAGTTATTGCAGCTTGCTAACGATGAGGATTGGGGTGACTGCCGTAAGTACGACATTAGCGTGGTACGAAATGGTGAAGGATTGGAGACAACTTATGCGATGAATCCGAAGCCAATCAAAAAGTTGGATGATGATCTGCGATCTATTGCTAAAGCAGAGTTAAAGGCAATCAATCTTCCGGCATTATTTGATGGTGAAGATCCATTTGCAGCATTTGAACCACCTGTTGAGGAGGACGAGGACGAAGTCCCTTATTGATATGTTACGTCCCAACATTAGTAACGAAGACTATCATGCGGACACTGCGTTGGGTTCGAGTCGAGCAAGACAATTGCTCGGCTCTTGCCCACTCAAGGTGAAGCATTCGATGAAGTTCCCCACGCCAAGCACCCCTGCCCTTCTAAATGGCAGTCTGGTGCATACAGCTACACTTGAACCTGCATTAGTTGATATTGAATTTGGATGCAAGCCAACAGAGATTGATGGTAATTCTAGCAGAACCAAAGCGTACAAGGATGCATTTGCAGAGATGGAAGCAGCAGAACCAGACAAGCGTTGGCTACCAAGGTCTGATTATAATATGTGCATGGAAGCGGCTGCATCTGCACGCCAACATCCATTGTTGCTTGAGATGTTATATCATCCGGCAAGTAAGACTGAACACACAGGATACTTCGAGATCGAAGGCACGCCATGCAAGGTTCGTCCTGACTTGTACAATAGCGACAATGGAATGGTCATAGATTTAAAAACTACAATGGATGCAAGTGAGAAAGGCTTTGCCAAGAGCGTTCGTCAATTTGGCTATGCATTCCAGGCTGCATTCTACATGACTGCATTAAGGCAGATGGGTGAGCGACCCAAGCAGTTTGTGTTCTTGGTTGTCGAGAAGAGTGAACCATATGCAACTGCATGTTACCATATTGATAACAATGATATTGAGCGTGAAGTACCCCGTGTGCTTGAAGCGATTAAAATCTATGGTGAATGTTTACGTACAGATGTATGGCCTGGTTATTCGGATGATATTAAAACATTAAATCTTGGCACGCCATTTACAGAGAATCGTTTGTCTATAAGTAAGACCAGCGAGAAGTTTGGTGTCAGTCGCAGTTATGTCTACAAGATAATTAAGGAACATAACATTGAGACTAGGAAGATTCGTAATAGGCAGACCATATCGATGTATGAATTTTCCAATGCCTTGCGTTGGGCAAACCAAAAGGCAGCATAATGGGTAGGAATCAAGGAGAAAAGAAGTATCTTGTTTCGAGTAAGAAAGCACTAAAGCTACTTGGCTTTAAATCACAGACCTCGCTGGATCAATTCCATGAGGACGAAGGTTTAACCTGCTACATTGTCGATGGTATTGCAGGCCAAGGTGGACGTGGATTTGCGTGGGACAAACGGGAAATAAATAAATGGTTAAGAACCGAGGGAAGGAGTAATGAAGAATGGCTAATAGATTGAAAATAAACGAGATGGATAAAGTGCTGGGATATGCTGAAGATCATATCAGTGATCAGAACTTTGAAGGCGCGGTTGTGGTATTACATGCAGCAATGAAGCAGTTGGTGGCTACATTGGCAGGTGAGGATATGAATAATCAGAGTGACCCTGACATCACTATATATACACAGAGAGAATGCATGGTCTCCATTGATGATATCAAAGAGATATGTGCCAAGACTCTTGGTGTAAGTGTTGCGGAGATAGAAAGTAGGAAACGCACACAAGATGTGTCATTGGCACGCCAATGTGCAGTCTACTTTGCACGTAAACAAGGATATAAGGTGGAAGAGCTGGGCAAGGTCTTTGATCGTAATCATAGCAATATATCCCATACCTGCAATAAAGTTGAAGACTTACTTGAATGTGATCGAGAGATGGCAGCCAAGATTAACCTGGTGGGAAGAAACATAAATGCCAACTAGTGATGGAAAAGGGAGAAAAAATAACGCTGTGTGTGAAGAAACGAACCCCTTCATTGAACACACTTCTGGGTATGAATCGGTGGGCGCGAGTCAAAGAGAAGAGAGAAATGCAGAAGGAGGCGATGATCGCCATCGAGTCCGCATTATCTCCAAGCGAGTCAGAATCTGCGACCCGGACAACCTTGTTGGGGGAGTCAAGTACCTTGTCGATTCGCTCAGGGCTGCGGACATTATTCCAGAAGATGACCCTCAAGCGATCACCCTCGAAGTCAGTCAAGAAAAAGTCAAAACCTACAAGGAAGAAGAAACGTGGGTCGAAGTAACAAAGTAATATGAATAGTTCGCAACTAAAAGATAAGAAGTTAATGGAACATGCATTAAATGAATTTAGGGTAAAAGCTCGTAATAAGTTTTTAGCTGGAATCGAAGAACATAATGCAAGTGGGGACAAAGGAATGATGAAGATGCACCTAAGACAACACATTGACTGTGCAAAAGATGAGGTCATGGACTTGTGGTTTTACCTTTGCGGTATGCAAGAGTGGTTAACCGGGGACATTGAACATCGAGATGGAGTCCCGGAAGAGGAGTGTCAATGACTGAGTTCGACACCAGCCTATCTGTGGGCAAGCTACGAGAGGCCGAAATAATTGAGTTCTTAAAAGCTAAAGGGCATAAGCCTATACCCATACCGGGCAAGTTCTCAGGCTTTGATTTCTTCTTGGCCAACACCAAGCAGGCATATGAGGTAAAGCAAGATTGGAAGGCTCATTATTCCGGCAATCTCGTGGTGGAGGTTGAGATGTATGGCAAGCGTTCCGGACTAATGGCAACCACCGCAGATTGGTGGATCTTCGACACGAAGGATGAGTTTATATTCATCACCCCGAAACAACTAAAGGATCTCATCGTGGAGTTAAACCCACCCCTGCGTCAGTTCACAGGTAAAGGAGACACCCAACCAAAGAAAGCTTACTTGATATCCGTGCGTCGCATAAAAAACTATGCTAGTAGCATCATCAAACGCTAAGCAGACTACAATAAGTTACAATGAATACACTTAATAAAATAATGAATAAAATAATAATTACATCAATATTTACAGCAGCAGTTATCACGTGGTTGTGGATGATTTTCGCATGGATTATAGCATTAATAGGAGCATAAAAATGACAGCAGAAAAGCAAGATTTACGAGTCAAAATAAACAACGAAACACATATACTGTTAGATGCCTATTGCGAGCAGTCAGGTACAACTAAAGGACAGGTTATTACTGACCTGATTTGGGGCAGTATTCCCGAACGCCTCGCGCACACGCGGGTATTTCTTACGAAATACCTTAGTAATAATATATATAGTACCCCTGACATTTCTCAGGTCAAAAGCAAGACCCGTGGAAAGCGATTATTACCATCTGATTTCTCACCTGACAAATCCATAGCAGAAGATGCAGGCATCGATTTCGATGGTGCGCTTGAAGCATTTACGGATTGGGCAAAAGCAGGAGGAAAAAGATACTTGGACTGGGATGCGTGTTTTAGGACTGCGTGCAAGACATGGATTAAGGAACGATATCCACATCTTCGCAGAGCAAGCACAAGCGTTTCTACTCATGGCTTAAATTTTGATGTAACTACCAAGCACCCGGATGATTGATGTTGAACTAGCAGAACAGGCCGTTCTCTCAAGCATGCTGCATGATGAAAGTGGAGTGGCCACCGCACAAGCAGGTGAAGCATTAACCAAGGATGATTTCTCTAGCATGGATCGTTCCACGATCTTTGAAACGTGTTTACGCTTATCACCTGCCAATGAAATTGATGTAATCATAGAACATCCAGAGCTAAAGCAAGAAGTAATCTTTTTGAGCGAGAAGTTTGGTGGTGGTGGCATAGAAAGATACATTGAATATTTAATTGATCATCGCAACACGAGATCAGTGGAGCGTGCATTATGGCAAGCCACTGATGATTTAAAAGCAAGCAAGCCAGCAGAAGAGATTTCTCAAACCTTCGTGAACACCATTGCAAAGTCACTTTCTCAAAGAAAGGGTGTGGTTGCATGTGGTGCAGCAAGTAAAGAAGCATTTGCCGAGTTTCTCGAAGTTGATGCAGGTGGAACACAAGCAATCCCAACAGGATTGGAGAAGCTTGATGCTATACTTGGAGGTGGATTCAAGAAAGGTAGTTTGTATGTCCTTGCAGCACGCCCAGGAGTTGGAAAGAGTGCATTAGCAATACAGATGACCTATGAGACTGCAAAGCGTGGATTGCGTGCAAGCTATGCAAGCTTAGAAATGTCATCATCAGAATGTGCAGGTAGATTACTTTCCAATGCTAGTGGTGTACGCAAGCCAACAGGCAAGGGGTTTCTCAATGCTAATCATAAGCAAAAGTTAGAGACTCAAGTGCAAGCCATGCAGACTTGGCCAATCACATTCAAAGATGATAACCAAGCA